CTTCGAAGAGGTTTTCAAGTGTCCAGATCCAGAGGCGTTCTAGACGTAGAACGTTTTCATAGCTCCAGTCGGGATGGGTGGGAGAAGCGAACGTGGGTACGTAACCATCAGAAAAGGTCAGGTAGTTACGAACTCTGTACATTATCCGTCGGATAAGGTCAAAGTAAGCACGCTTGTCAAATCGGCTCCAGTCTAAGGTAAGAAACGACCTTTGAATAAAGGTTGTGAATAGTTCAGCGTTGAGGCGGAACCAGCCACCTGTAAAGGTTTCGTAGCCCCAGAGCATTGGTGTGATGCCGGGATGAAGTTTGACCCAAGCGATATATTCCCAGTAGAACATCGTGTCAGCGATGATCCATGGTTTTGAAGCGCCCCAAATGGTGCGCATCTTGTCGGGGTCGTTTTTCTTGACTATAGCAGTCTTGGTATGTAGCAGCATGGGAAAGATAAAGCGATTGGCTAAGTAGCCGCGTCGAGTCAAGTCTGTAGCGTTAGCAAAGCCACTTTTGATGATGTGATGCCAGCGACGTGTCCAGGAAAATATCATTGACTTCATAAAGCCAAACTTTGCTGGGACGATGTCTTGGATCGTGTCAGGGTTTTGCACGTTAGGATGACGACGAAAGAAATCAGCTTTGTCGATGTGCTCGTATTCACGTTTAGCGATAAATTCGCCAAATGTGTCACGGTTGTCCAAAAAGAACGGGTCAGTTGAGAAGGGGGGTTCAGCGTTGACGTTCCACTTGTAAGGATAGCCATGTTTGACATCTAGGATGTGAACAGGGCGGCAGGGTCTTGGAGGGCGGAAAGCTTGTTCCATGCAATCTAGTCCTTTGAAGACGTGTTGATCGTAAGGGATCTCGTGTTTTTCAACATCATTAGCAAAGAAGTCAGCGAAGATAGATTCTTCATTCACTTCAGATCTGCGGTGTTGATTGATAATCCTATCAATCTCGTCTGGGTAGAGGTACTTGGAGAAACTGCGATGCAATGTCTCTTTGTGATTGGAAATGGCAACTGCGTTTTCACGTAGTAGACCTGGCGGTAGAGAGTAGACACCAACGAATTCTAGATTCTTCTCAGGAAGAAACCAGTTCGTGATTCGGTTAAATGCACTTAGGATGTAGTCCATGTCGGAGTAGGTATCAGCGTTAGTAAGAGCGTTCCAAGTTTGAAATTCTATTGCGGTTTCAAAAGTTTTCGTAG